CCCACCGGCCTTGGTGGCGGCAAGCGACTCGGCGAAGAACAGCGGCCCGGACAGCTGCAGCTCGCGCACCAGGATCTGCGCGCCGTTGAGGTATAGCCGCAGCTGGCGAGGGGTCGAGAACACCACCTGCAGCCCGACAATGTCGCCGTGGGTCGCTGTCGGCAGGCCAGTGGCGATCGCACCGCCCGCCTGCAGCAGGCGCCCGGCCGCGAGATCCCAGCCGATGCTGGCGAGGTCCGCACCCAGCGCCTTGTTCAGCGCTGCGGGGCCGGTGGCGAAGCCTACGAGGGCTGCAACGGCGTCATCGCCCCACACGGCAAACTCCACGCCCACCGTGCCGGCATCAAGGCCGAAGTCGGAGCGCGCGTGGCTGGCCAGCGTGGTGGCGCCGGTGGTGGCCAGGGTAAGCCCGCCATCTCGCGCAGCGAGTAACGGGCCAATGGGCGTGGCGGCGAACCGCCCGAAAGTGTCGGTCATGGTCATCCCAGTCCATCGAACCAGTCCTGCGCCTCGTCCTCATCGGACCGTGGCACGAGAGCGTCGAGGTAGTGCTGAAAGGAGCGCTTTGTCCCGCCCTGGCTGTGCGATGCGGTTATATACGCGGCGAAGGCAGCGGGCTTGATGTACAGGCTCACAGGGTCGATGGGGTTCCGCTTGTGGAACTCCCACCATTCCAGGAACTCGCGGCGCGACATGGTGGCCCGCAGGTCCGACACCGTCCGGTGCAGGTGACCGGCGAGGACCTTCCAGAACCAGTCCTCGCCGCGCTGCCTTAGCCGTTTCCCGCGTCGGCCTGTGCCTGGGCAGCATCCTCGCCGAAGCCGGAGTGCTTCATGGCCACACGCTGCAGCTCAGCGGCAACCAGCGGCTTGAGCTGCGCGGCCTGCTCCACGTTCATGACGGGCTTGCCGTCCTCGTCGCAGATGGTCGCTGCGATCAGCTTGGCGCGGTCACCTTCGCCCCACAGCTTGCGGAACTCCGCATCCGGCAGCTCGCGGACATGGAACTGCGCCTTGGCTCCGTTGGGCAGGGTGATCGTGTCGGCGTGCACGTCCTTGGACGCGAACATGCCCAGGTTGGTGAACGACTGCAGGACGCTCAGGGGCTGCTGCGGCTGGGTTTGGGGGGTGTCATTGGTCTTGCTCATTGGCCGTTTCCTCGAATGGCGACAGGGCGCGCGGGCCGCGCACGGCTAACCCGCGGAGGATCCGCGCGCCCCGTCAGAGAGATGGCCCGCCGAAGCGGACCTGGGTGTACGCCGTTGCCGCAGCCTTACGGCGTCGGGCGGTGCGTGGTGACGGCGCCGGAGCCGCGGATGGTGATCGTCGCCTTCCAGACGTCGTTGTCCTGGCTGGTCACCGCGAAGTTCTGCACGAAGCCGTCGAACTGCTTGGACAGCACGTCAGTGGGCGGGGTGATCTTCCCGGCGATTGCGGCCGGCTTCGCCACTCCTTCGGTTTCCGACTTCGGCGCGGTCACCAGCCAGTTCACGACGGCGCCGGTCTCGTGCAGTTCTTCCAGCTTCTCGTGGTCGACGCTGTCGTAGATGATCTCAATGCTGGTGCTGCCGGTCTGCTTGCGACCAGCGACGAACTGGTCCCAGTCGTCGTCGTAGTCGGAGATATCGATCTCCGATGCCTGGCCATCGGGGAAGCCGACCGAACGCAGGCGGGTCACCTTGATGACCTCGGCCGCGCCGATGGCGACGAACAGCTGGGAGTGCTTCGACTTGATTACCTGTCCCATAGGGGTTTCCTTTGTGTTGCGCCCGTCGCCGGGCATGAAAAAGGCCCCTTACGGGGCCAGTGGTTTGCCGTTGTGTGGTTCAGCGCAGTTGCAGGAGCCTGGCGTCGAAGGAGATGCCAAAGGCGTCCGTGCCGTCGCTGTCAGGCGTCGGGTTGTAGGACTCGATGCTGCCCACGCGCTCGATTGCGTCGCGGATGGCGACGGCCGCGCCGTTGGCCTGCGTCAGGGCTTCGCCCCACACGGTCAATCGGACTCGCCAGCCGTCGGCCGGCGGCGCCTCGGACAGCATCGCAGTGGGCGAGCCGCCGACCACCTCCCAAGTCGCGTAGGGGAGTGCTGCATCCTGTGGCGCGGTTCCCGGCCACAATCGGATCGGGTCGCCCAGCATGTGCCGAACCGCTGCATCACCCTGCAGCAGGGACTGGATCAGGGGAACCATCATCGCCAGCCATCCTTCTTCAGCTGCTTGTCCAGCGCCGCCCAGGTTTCATTGATGATCACCTGCGCCGCCTCCGGCCCCTTGGCCTCGCCTGCCGGCGTGAGGAACGGCTCGGCTCTCATCTTCCTGGTGCCGAATTCCTTGAAACGCCAGTAATAGGCCCAGCCCGCCTCCTCATAGACCTTCCCGACGCGGCCACGGCGCCGGTTGCGCTTGGTGTTGGCGTACTTGCGGCGGCGACCGGTCTTAACCCCAACCGTGAAGTACTCGCCGCCTTGGCCTACACCTGCGCGCTGCCGGCTTTTGGTGTTGGCCCGACGGGTGACGATCTGCGAGGCCATGAACCCCGATGCTCTCGGAGCCCGGCGCCGGGCGTCGTCGCGGATGACGTTGCCACCCTTGCGCATACCGGCTTGCACGGCTCGCCCTTGAATCGCCTTGGGTGCCTCTCGCAGTGAACGCAGGAGGCCGTCCAGGCCGTCGATCTTTACTTGCTCAGCCATCGGACACCCCGGCATCGACCATCAGCGTGATATGCCCGCGTGCTGTCGCATCCGGCAGCACCGCACGAATCGCGTACACCTGCCCGTCGAACACCACGCGCATGACCGGCACTACCCCGGGCAGGTAAGGGATCTCGATGCGTGCAGTCACCTCTCCATGCTCGGCTGCGGCCGCGGTGAACTCCCGACCCGAGAGCGGAACCACCTCTGCCGGCACGTCAGCCCGCCATCTACGCCATTGCTTAACGTCCCCGCCGAGCGGATCACGCACCGGGCCGTAGTCCTGCAGCTCGATCCGATGCCGGTATTTGCCGGCCCGCCTCATGGCAGTACCCGCCGGTAGGGGAACATCAGCCGGTCCAGGGTCGGGTTCTCAGCCAACTGCGAGCCAGCCACCACCGCCTCGCGGTTGGCGTACAGGTCACCCAGCAACAGCAGTACGGCCGCGCGCAGCGGCCCCGGAAGCGGGCCAGGTGTCGTCGTGAACTTCACCGGATAGGCTTCTGGTTCACTGTCGAGCGTGGCTGGCTCGATCGGCAGCGGAGAGCGACCTTCGCCGACCGGGGTCCACTCATAGGTCGCGGCTGCCAACGCATACCCCGTGGTGCGCTCCACCGACTCACGCGCGGCGGTGATGAAGGCGCCGATCAGCGCGTCGTCCGCATCGTGGATAACTACCAGGTGCGCCTTCGCTTCGCTCAGCGACACGGGTTCCTCTGCCGCCGGGGTCAACGTGCGCAGCATGGGTCATTCCTCCGGCGTGGCCGACTTGATGGCATTGGGGTGGGGGTCGATCAGCCCGCCAAGGCGCAGCGCCTCAACGTGTGCCGCGCTGACCTGGATCACTTGGCCAACCTTCCCGAGGTGGTTGTTACTGAGAACCAGCGCCGGCACGGTTTCGCCCTCCGGCGGAGCCGGTACTTCATCCGATGGCGGCAGGTCGTTGTCCGCCTCCACGGTTTCGGGCCTCTGGCTGTCTCCGCCCTCGTCCGTCTCCGGCTCACTGACGGCATCTGCCGCGCCAGCGTCGGGGCTTGCGGCGTCCGGCTGCTCGCCCTGACCAGCCGCTGCGTCCACTACCGCAGCTGGCGCTTCCTGCGCGTCGGCCGGACCGCTGGCCGCTTGCGCGGAGGTGTTCTTCTGCTTTGCCATGATCGTCTCCGAGGGACGCCCGCGCTGGGGCGTCCCTCCGTTCGTGGGCCGAGGCGGTTAAGCCGCAGCGCCGTGCTTGAAGGTCTTCACCGCGCCGCCCACGTCGACCAGGTTGCCGCCAGAGCGCATCCAGGCCATGAAACCCACCTGGCCCTTCTTCACATAGGCCGAGTCGTTGAAGCGGAACAGGGTCACGGCCATCACGTCGCGGATCTTGTAGTAGCTGAAGTCGCCGAACGCGATCGAGGTGGCGCCTGCGGCCGGGGCCGGGGCGTGCTGGTTGATCTGGATATCGCGATTCAGCAGACGATCCGGCGCACCGCCCGGATTGTCCTGCTCGTAACCCGGCACGAAGATCGGCCGGCCCGTCGAAGTCGCCGGCAAGCCGAGCGTTCGCGTTATAGGCGGCCAGCCGTGACCGACTACGACTTCTTCGCCGCCATGGCCGGCGGCACCCCGCCCATCACCCCACCCACTGCCCCCCTGCCCTGCGCTCTCC